ATTGTTCAACGAAGCAATCACTGCTTACTCTGGTGACTCTGCAACTGATGCGGCTGCCGGTGATCAAGCAACTCGTGGTCCTTCAGGTTTGGTTGGCGCTGTAGACAATCCTGTCTCTGCTGACTCAAACATTTCTGACTCAGGCGATCTCTATGTGCCAGTAGTTAACGGCGGTATGTCAACTGCTACTGCTGAAGGTCTCGGAACTGACGGTGGAAATTCTTTCCACGAAATGGGCTTCACCATCGAGAAGGCTACTGTAACTGCTAAGAGCCGCGCTCTGAAAGCAGAGTACACTCTCGAACTCGCACAAGACTTGAAGGCTATTCACGGCCTTGACGCTGAGACTGAGTTGGCAAACATTCTGTCAACTGAAATCTTGGCTGAAATCAACCGTGAAGTGATCCGTACGATCAACGCTCAGGCGAAGATTGGTTCACAGCAAACTGGTCTCCAAGTTCGCGGTATCTTCGACCTTGCTACTGATGCAGACGGTCGTTGGTCAGTTGAGAAGTTCAAGGGTCTGTTAGTACAGATCGAGCGTGAGTGTAACGTCATCGCTAAAGAAACTCGTCGTGGTAAGGGTAACATCATCATCTGTTCATCAGATGTTGCAACTGCTCTGACTGCCGCTGGTATGCTTGACTACGCACCTGCACTCAACACTTCGTTGAACGTAGACGACACTGGTAACACCTTCGCTGGTGTACTGAACGGTCGTACTCGCGTATACATCGACCCATATGCGGTTGGTGACTACGTAACTGTAGGCTACAAGGGTACTAACCCTTATGACGCTGGTGTATTCTATTGCCCATACGTACCTCTGCAAATGGTACGTGCAGTTGGGGAAGAGGACTTCCAGCCACGGATCGGTTTCAAGACTCGCTATGGAATGGTATCAAACCCATTCGTTGATGTTGATAACATGAACGCTCGCGATGGTCTTGCTACTGACCGCACTAACCAATACTACCGTATCTTCCGCGTCGATAACATCCTCGCTTAATAATAAGAACGATAGTGGTACTAATTGGGCACCTTCGGGTGCCCTTTTTTTTGGTCTAATGTTACAGTTTTGTTAAGATTGAGTAAAGAAAGTGTATATATACCTTAACACGTTGTGAAACGTAAGGAGAAAATACACATGACTAAACTCACCCTCGTCGTGATGACGATACTATTCAGTACGGTTGCAATGGCCGATGAATTCAAAATAAAATTTAAAGAAAACCAACAAATCATTCAAATCAGAGACGATCAATATCAGTGGATGCTGGATGTTGACTGCAATAGGCGTCTCAAAGAAGCCGAAGAAACCGATGTGAGCGTAAGCAAAAACCGCGTTACTATCGGCAAAAAAATCAAAGTAAAGCAAGGTAAGAAAGAAAGCACCTGTGAAATAAAACAGTTGGCTATTACTTCTATTTGGTAAAGAAGATCGGTCATGTATAAATAACTACATGACCGACTTTACTTGCGACACTAATTACCTTCAGCCTACGGGATTCAAGATAGTAATCTCGAAGGAAAACTATCCGTATCTGACATTCTTTGCTCAGTCCATACAACATCCTGCGCTTGAAATAGAAGCGAGTGAGATAGGCTATAAGCGACTCGCTAACATACCGTTTACTGGCTCAGCCATCACAAACGGTTCAGTGGTGATGGATGCACTACTTGATGAAGACATGAATCTGTATGGTGAAGTATACAACTGGATGCAACGCATGGTAGATGAGAAGCACCAGTTGAATACAGGCATTGCCTTGGGTGATCGCGTTGATGCTGACTACCAAGATATTCGTATCGAGATACTGACATCATCAAACAACTCTAACCGCGTTATCAAATACGTTAACGCTTTTCCTATATCGCTGGGTGATATCAACCTAGGCGCAACCAACGAAGAAACTTACATCTCGGTACCGATCACATTTAGATTTGATTATTTCGAATTTATATGATATAATTGTTTTATTTGAATCGGGTATATTATGCTAGAAAAAATTCTTGAAGAGTGGAAGAAAGACGCTCACATCGATCCTACTAACATCGACGAAGCCTCGCGACTCACGCCTGAGTTACACGCGAAGTATTTGTCTATGCTATCACAAACAAAACTAAAACTCAAGCAGGCCGAGTTCAAGCAAAAAGAACTCATGAAGCACAAGTGGCTGTGGTACAACGGCAAACTCTCGCAAGAAGAAGTTGAAGAACTCGGCTGGGAGCCTGACCCGTTCAACGGGTTGAAGATTCTCAAGGGCGAAATGGAGCACTATGTCGAGGCTGACCCAGAACTGGTCGAGTCAGAAGCCAAGATTGAGTATCTTAAAACTACTATAGATACACTGAAAGAAATTGTCGAGAACATAAAGTGGCGACACCAGACCATCGGCAATATCATCCGATGGAAGCAATTCGAGGCAGGTTTTTGAGAACTTTACTGATCAGCGATGTTCATATCGGATTTAAGTTTTCGAGAGCCGCTGATGCAGTCAAGGTATTAGAGACTGAAAAGTTCGATAGACTTATTATGGTTGGTGATATATTCGACATACAGAACATGATGCGTCGACCATACTGGGACGAACACCATACAAAGTTTCTCAAGAAAGTTTTGAAGATTGCGAAAAACAAAAAGGTGATCTATGTTATTGGCAATCACGATTACCCTTTGTATTATATGCAAGAGTACACGAACAAACTAGCAGGCATAGAATTCTGCCGTGAATACCGATATGAATCTGGCGATAAAAAAATACTGTGTATACATGGTGACCAGTTCGATTCGTTGTCACGCAAGTGGCAGGTAGTCGGCGATTTCTTTTATAACTTGCTCTTGCATATCAACAGTCTTGTTGTTTATGTGAGATCGTTATTTGGACTAGAGTATTGGTCACTGAGCAAGTGGTGTAAAAACAAGGTCAAAAACACAATCAACAAAGCCTTCTCGATAGAAGATAAGTTGAGAAAACTGCCCGATGATGTCGTTGTTTATGGGCACACACACATGCCTTATGTAACCGATGATCTAGTGAACACAGGCACGTTTGTGGAAATTGCTACATATGTAATTGAAGAAAACGGAAAGTTTGAGTTAAATGAACGATAAAGAATTAGAAGAGTTGGTCAACAAGCACCCTCTTCTTATGAACGCAGTATTTCCTTGTGTCATTATCGCCACCGCTATGATCACAATGTTTGGTGCGATGAGTTTGATTCAGTGGATGTTATAACACTCAAGATGAAAGACTACTCGATGCTTCGTATTCTCGAAGCGGAGCCGGGTGTCATACAGGAATTAAGCGAGCATTTTACGTTCGAGGTTCCTGGAGCAAAGTTCATGCCTGCGGTGAAACAGCGCCGGTGGGATGGCAAGATACGATTGCTTAATCGAACGAATGGCGAGATCAACGCTGGGCTCTACTGGGCAATAAAAGAGTGGGCGATGAGCCGCGGTATCGGTATCAAGGTCGAAGACGGACCCTACGGTTATCCCTACGAACAAAATCAGATTGAGCATCTTAAACTCACTAATTGGATTAAAAATTTAGGCGTGCCATTCGAGGCTCGCGACTATCAGTATGATGCTGTCACACACGCCATACAGAACAAACGGTGTGTATTGATCTCACCAACTGGCAGTGGTAAATCATTCATTATCTATATGTTGATGCGTTGGTATATAGAGAACCACGATAAAAAAGTTCTTCTGATTGTACCAACGACCTCTCTGGTTGAACAGATGCACAAAGACTTCTCTGAGTATGGCTATGACGCGGACAAGTTTTGTCACAAAATTTATAGTGGTAAAGACAAACAAACTGACAAGCGAATCATTATTACGACTTGGCAAAGCATATATAAATTAGCACCAAAATGGTTCGAAGACTTCGGCTGCATTTTCGGTGATGAAGTGCACGGCTTCAAATCGAAGTCGCTCTCAAGTATCATGAATAAATCTCTACACGCACAGTATAGATTCGGTACTACAGGCACACTCGACGGATCTCAGGTACATAAACTTGTACTTGAGGGTTTGTTCGGTCCTGTAAAACGTGTGACGACCACTTCAGAACTGCAAGAAAAGAACCAGTTGGCTAAACTTAACATAGACATACTGCAACTGACATATGGAAAAAACGAAAAATTACCACTCAAAGACTGCACGTACCAGGAAGAAATTGACTTCTTGGTATCACACAACAAGCGTAATAACTTTATACGTAACCTCGCTTTGTCTCTTAACGGTAATACTCTCATTCTCTTCAACCTTGTAGAGCGCCACGGCAAGGTACTACGAGACTTGCTTGAAGAGAAGATCAGTGAAGATCGAAAACTTTTTTACGTATCAGGAGAAGTAAAAACAGATGACCGAGAAGCAATCAGAAAAATCGTCGAGACTCAGGAATCAGCCATCGTTTTGGCTAGCCTCGGCACTTTTAGTACTGGCATTAACATCAGGAATATACACAACATTATATTTGCCTCACCATCTAAAAGCCAGATACGAGTTCTGCAATCAATTGGAAGAGGGCTCAGACTGTCTGATGATGGACGCGACACTAAACTATATGATGTAGCCGACGATCTAAGAACGGGCAAAGTACCGAACTTCACTCTTCGCCACAGCGCCGAAAGGATAAAGATATATAAATCAGAAGCGTTTCCTTTTCGTGTAACTGAGGTATCACTCGATGGATAAACATTTGGCCCAAATGAGATTGAGTAACGGCAGTGAGATTGTCGCTGAAATTATCGAATGGCCGGGCGAAGGTGAAAATCAAATAATCTGCCGAAACTGTATGTGTATCATTGGTTACGAATATGATGATGGACAACGAGGCTTTGCGTTTAAGCCTTGGGTGAATTTTTTAGATGATGAAACAGATATGATTTTAATTAATTCTGATCACGTGATTGCCATGAACAAACCAACTGAGTATCTAGTACAGCAATGGAATGTTTCTGTTGTTGAGATGCTTTCACAATGGCAAGAAAGAAATTCTGCTTTTGAACTTGAAAAAGCAAAAGGCTTAGAACGCCTTGCAAAAGCCTTATCTGAAATTACTGGTAGAGATTTAGATGAAATTGCTGATGAACTCGAAGTACCAGACAATGTAATACCATTTCCTAAACCAGACGACACTGTACATTAATTGGATATTCATCTCTTGGCTACAGTGGCCTTTAGGGTAGCAACTTTATTCTAAGTTGGCAACCACTTGTATTAAATTATTTTTTTGCTATACTATGTAAAAATTTGAGGTGCATTATGGAAAAGAAAGACAAGCCACATTACGTCAACAACGCCGAGTTCTCTCAGGCGGTGGTCGACTACGTTACAATCGCACGTGCCGCTAAAGCCGCCGGCGATCCGAAGCCGATGATTCCCGATTACATCGCTTCGTGTTTTCTTAAGATCTGTGAAGGGCTGAGTCACAAGGCTAACTTCGTTCGCTATACCTACCGTGAGGAGATGCTCATGGACGCAGTGGAGAACTGCCTGAAGGCGATTGAGAACTACAACCTAGAGACGGCGACTCGAACCGGCAAGCCGAATGCATTTGCATATTTCACACAGATTGCCTGGTACGCATTTTTGCGTAGAATAGAAAAAGAGAAGAAACAGCAAGATATCAAACTCAAGTATCTTACTGAATCTGGGCTCGAACTATTAGTTGCGGAAGAGATCGATAACAATCAAGCCTCGCGACAGACTCAAGCGTTTGTTGATGAGTTGCGAGAGCGTATCGATCTGGTGAAACACCAAGACTCGGCTGTAAAAGATTACACCAAGGCTCAAAAGCAACCTCGCAAGAAGAGAACGCGACAAGTGGACTCAGATCTAACGGAGCATTTTGCAGAATGAAAATCGCCATACTGAACGACACGCATTGCGGTGTCCGAAACTCTTCTGAGATCTTGATGGATTATCAAGAGAAGTTTTATCGTGATGTTTTCTTTCCATATCTTGAAGAGCATGGCATCAAAAAGATACTGCACCTGGGTGACTACTATGAAAACCGTACTTCGATTAATTTCAAAGCACTCAACCACAATCGCCGCATTTTTCTTGATGTACTTCGTGACCGCGGCATTCACATGGATATCATTCCTGGCAATCACGATGTTTACTACAAAAATACTAACAAACTGAATGCTTTGAAAGAATTGCTTGGGCATTACATGGGCGAAGTTCGTATCATTGAAGAGCCACAGGTGGTGAACTACGACGGTATGGATATGCTGTTGCTACCTTGGATCAATGACGAAAACGAGGACAAGATTCGTTATGTTATTAACACTTGCAAGGCTGACATTTGTGGTGCGCACCTCGAACTCAGTGGCTTTGAGATGCAGAAAGGCATCGAATGCACGAACGGGCAAGATGCGTCTTGGTTCCGTAAATTTGACATGGTCTTATCAGGGCACTTCCACACCAAGAGCCAGAAAGATAACATTCACTATCTCGGCAGCCAAATGGAATTCTTCTGGTCAGACTATCAAGACCGGAAGTATTTTCATGTCCTTGATACAGAGACGCGAGAACTCGAAGCCGTTGCCAACCCAGTTACGCTCTTCGAGAAACTCTACTATGATGACACGCAAGACAACTTTGCCACAAAGAATCTGGCATACCTTGATGAGAAGTTTGTCAAGGTCATTGTGGTCAACAAGTCGAAGCCGATAGAGTTTGAGAAGTTTATTGACCGTGTGAACAATCGTAAGATTCACGGGCTTCAGATTGCAGAGAACTTTCAAGACTTTGCGGGTGCTCAGGTGCAAGATGAAGACGTGGTGGTTGACAGTACTGACAATTTACTGTATAGTTATATCGATGCTGTAGATACAGATCTAGACAAAGAGCGAATCAAATCTAAGGTTCGCGAACTCATGGTAGAGGCACAGACGCTAGAAATCGCATGATCGTATTTGAAAAACTTCGTTATAAGAACTTTCTCTCAACCGGTGATAGTTTCACCGAAATCGACCTAACCAACACCTCATCAACATTGGTCGTAGGGCAGAACGGTGCGGGTAAGTCCACAATGCTTGACGCATTGTCCTTTGCCTTGTTTGGCAAGGCGCACCGTAATGTCAACAAGCCACAGTTGGTCAACTCAGTCAACAACAAAGACTGTGTGGTTGAGATCGAGTTCATTGCTCTGGGCAATTCGTACAAGATCGTTCGCGGTCTGAAACCGAATCGCTTCGAGATCTGGCAGTCTGGCACCATGATTAATCAAGACAGTCATGCCAAAGAGTATCAGAAGATACTCGAACAAAATATTTTAAAACTCAATCACAAATCGTTTCACCAGATTGTTGTACTGGGCAGTTCATCGTTCATACCGTTCATGCAACTATCCGCTGGTGCTCGACGTGAGGTGATTGAAGACCTACTTGACATCAATGTATTCTCGAAGATGAACGCTTTGCTTAAATCCAAAGACTCACATCTGAAAGATGACCTGTGGAATAATGATTCGAAACTAGAAATCGTGAAGACGAAGATCGAGTCATTGGCATCTTACATTGATGAATTAGAAAAAATCTCCGAATCGGCTAAACGTGAAAAAGAGTCTGAACTCAAAGAGTCGCAAGCGGAGTTGGCCCGCCTAGAGAACCTACTTGATGAAAGTATCGCTGAACAGTTCGCTGAACTCGAAGCGGAACTAGATAAGGTAGGCAAGAAAAAATCTGAACTAGAGAAGTATCAGTTTCAGTTTGATTCTAAGATTAAGAAGTTCAAGAAGGACGTTAAGTTCTATGAGGATAACGACCAGTGTCCCACTTGTGATCAAGAGATCACCGCTGATACCAAAGATCAAAAAATCAGTGAGAGCAACAAATCAAGAGAAGAAATCGAAGCCGCCGGTGTCGAACTCTCAAAACAACTGGATAGTTTAACGAAGGTCATTGATGATGTCCAAGCAAGATATCTCGAATCAAACACACACGTCACCAACCAAGAAACCTATCGAACGAGCATCGTATCAATCAACAAAAAAATTCGTTCTCTACACAGTGATATTGCCAGATGCGAAGAAGGTTCATCTAGTGTGCACGCCGCAAAATCTGATCTGGAATCTGAGAAGGATCGCCGTGACTCACTCTCTACCAAAAGACTCTCATTGCTTGAAGAGAAAGAATACAATAGCGTTATTGCCGAGTTACTCAAAGACACAGGAATTAAAACAAAAATTATTAAGCAATACCTCCCGGTCATCAACCAACTGACCAATCAGTATTTGCAAGTACTCGACTTCTACGTCTCTTTTGATCTAGATGAGACCTTCAACGAAACGATTCGCTCACGTCACCGTGATGCCTTCTCGTATGATTCGTTCAGTGAGGGTGAGAAACAGCGTATCGACCTGGCTCTGCTATTTACATGGCGTCAGGTGGCTAAGATGAAGAATTCTGTAGCAACAAATCTACTCGTGCTTGATGAGACTTTCGACTCAAGCCTCGACGCAGATGGTGTAGAAAATCTGTTAAAGATTCTCGACACACTTGACAATGACACAAATGTGTTTATAATATCCCATAAAGGTGAACTGCTAGACAACAAGTTTGATCGTAAGATCGAATTCGTCAAGCACAAAAATTTCTCAAAAATTGCGTAAGGTAATATTATGGAACTAACTGAACAAACGCTTGACGTGTTGAAGAACTATGCAAGCATCAACTCAAACATTGTGATCGCTGAGGGCAATGTTGTGAAGACTGTATCAGAGGCGAAGAACGTGCTGTCATCTTCAACTCTTGATGTTGATTTTCCTTGCACATTTGGTCTTTATGATCTGAATGAGTTTCTGAGTACACTGAGTCTTGTTGACCAGCCACGTGTAAAGTTTGATGATAACTTTCTCACGATCTCTGATCAAAGCAATCGCTCTCGTGTGCGTTACTACTATAGTGACCCACAGAACTTGACATCGCCTTCAAAAGATATTATTATGCCTGAGGCTGAAGTAAAGTTTACGCTTGATCGTTCTACGCTTGGTCGTATCAAGCGAGCCGCATCGGTGCTTGGGCACAGTGAATTGTCTGTGTCATGCACCAACGGAAGCATTGTTTTATCTGTTATAGATAACAACGACAAAACGTCAAACGCATTCTCAATTGATGTTGATGGCACTTTTGTTGATGAGAACTTTGATTTCATTTTCAACATCTCTAATCTCAAAATGATTGATGGTGACTATGATGTTGAAATCTCTTCTAAGTTAATTTCACACTTTGTGAATAAAGAATCTGGTATTGAATACTGGGTAGCCCTTGAAAAAACAAGTACGTATGGAGCGTAATATGAATGTAGATGAAGAATTTGTAGATTTGGCTAACCGAGTTTGCCGTAGCACAGTAGCAGTTATTGACACTGTGTGTGGTCGAGGTGGTTTCCGTGGCGAAGAACTTGCTACGATTGGTCAACTACGTGATCAAGCGATTGGTCTCATTCAAATGATTGAGACTGCACAATCTGAA